TTGCCAAGAAGTTTGAATGTATGTGTACCTGCACCAGTGGATGTAAGATCTATTGCAGAACCACCAGAAGTTAATGAAAGAGATATTGTATTATCATTCTGTTTTATAATATAATATCCTCTATTATTAGTAAGACCACCTATTGCTGTTGTTCCAGCTACGTACTGTACTTTCTCTCCAGTCGCATAACCATGATTATTAATTGTAATAGTTGCAGGTGATGAAGCATGAGCAACAGCAGTATGAGGTGCTGTTATATCAGGCTTGTGCTGCATAACAATTTGAGCACCAGCACCATTAAAGGTACTAATACCAGTTACATGTAATTCATTAGCAGTTAGTCCAGCACCAACAGTTACAAACTTACTAAACGTAGTAACACCAGTAACATCTAGACTACCAGTTACAGACAGACGACCAATTGTAACGTCTGCAAATATAGTAGTACCAAGGAAAGTACTAATACCAGTCATTAACAGTTTATCTGCAACAACTTGTCCACGTACATCTAATGCACCTCTAAAGTTTGCATTGACACCAGCACGATCTGCAGCAGTTGTTCCTATTCCAAGTCTACCATTATTATTAGCATCACCAAGTACCCATGTATCTGCATCCTGTTCTGTTGATATTAAACCAAATCTCTTCCAACCTTGTGGAGTATAAACCCATCCAATATGATCACCAAAAATAGGATTAGCTTTGTATACAATATCACCTACAGTTCCAGAACCTGTTGGTACAGCCTCAACATATGTGATTGTTCTTGATGGAGATAAACCACCAGTTAAATCAATAGAATGGAACTCAGCACCCTTATCAGATGTTACTTTTAATTTTTCAGTAATAGTTGTAGGTGCGTTAATTCTAACTGTTGTATTATTATTACCATCAACTGTTAAACTTTCTCTAATGAATGCACTATCAAATATAACATCAAGTCTTCCACTATCAGAATCTGCAGCAGAACCAGATCCAGTTGTTGTTGGAACTGGAATATTAAATGTAGATTCAGTACCATCCTGTGAGTTAACAACCTTGTTACCTATATGGAAGTCACCTGCATCGTTTACACCAGTGTAAACAACAGAACCACCATTGTCTATCATGGCCTGTGCAAGGAAGTTCTCTTCTCTTGTAAGAATCTTATCCTGTTTCTCTGGGAAACTAGTTGAATAGTTACCTGGCCCGTAACCAAGATACTCAAATGTATGACCAGAAGCACGAAGAACAGATGCCCTTCTCTTCTCTACAGCTAATATTCTTATCTTCTTAACAACAGAACCAGCAACATGATCTTCAGCTCTAGAACCTAATTGTCCTCTAAGAACAGTTGCAGCATGAGAACCAGAGAATGCAGATGAAATTCTTATGATTTCACTATCAACTTGTACATAATCACCTTTATTAAATCCATTTGAATTTGTTAAAGTTAATGTTGTATTCGTAGCAACCCAAGCAGCATTACTTAATGTAGTATGAATACCAACACCAAGAGGTATTTGTCTCTGATCTATTCTTTCATTTCCTTCCTCTATAATACCACCCTTTGCACCATATAGAACAGGAAGAACTTGAGCCTTTCCACCACTTGTTGTGTATGTTGCAGCAGTATAAGTCTCATCAAATCTATATGAGAATTGTGTTGTACTATTCTTCTCATATACAAGGTATTGACCATTATAAATTGTCTGAGCAGAACCAACAATATTAATTGTATTATTAACACTCAATCCATGAGGTTCATCTGTAGTTACAGTTACTATACCAACTGCGGCATCATATGCAATCGCATTAATATTTGGTGCATTACCAGCCAACATGAAGAATCCAGTATGGATTCCAGCAGTTGTAGCACTGTGTATTCCTGAACTTGATACGTAATTATTGTTATAAGTAACAGTCGTTGGTGTTATTGCAGTAACAGTATGAATACCATTAAATCCAGAGTTATATCTATTTCTATCCGTACCTACACCAATAATTTGAATTGCATCACCAATATTATCATTAATTTTGGTAATAGTAATTGTTGCACCATTATTACCTGAACGAAGTGTAAGTGTATTACCTACAGTATATCCAGATCCACCATCAACTATTTCAACAGCAGTTACAGCACCACTTCCATTTACAGTTGCATTTACAGTTGCACCCTGACCAGATCCACCAGTACAATGAATGTTATACTCTGTTCCTGCAGAACCACCATTATATCCACTACCACCAGATCCACCAATAGTAGCATTAAATGCAAGAATAGTATTTAAATTATGTTCAGTATTGGTATAGATTGTAGTAATACCAGAAGTAGATCCTTCTGCATAAGTAATCGCAAAACCAGCTCTATTTCCAACAAGGAAATTATTAGAAAATTCTTTTGTTAAACTATGTCTTAAATCACTGGTTATAACTTTACCTACTGGATTATTAACAGCAAAACTTGATGCATGTTGAGGATCCATTGTAAAGTTATCAGCATCAAACTGTGGATATAGATCAGTAATATTCTGATTAAACTTATTAGTACCAAATTCGTTTACAGTTGGAGAGATACTACTATCAATACAAATTAGATGATAAACACCATCCTGTCTTTGATAATCATGTGCCTTAATAGTCTCTGAACGATACACTGTAAATGTATCTTTATGAGACCATCTAGCAACTACTGGGAGATTTTCATCTCTACCTACATGTGCAACATGTGAGCCTGGATCAGTTGTTCCAAAATCAACTTCAAATCCCTTAGAACTACTAATACCTACAACATCTATTACAACATTAAATCCTTTATGAAGATCGCCAGGAGAGTTACCACTACTCTTAACATTTCTAAGTTGAACTGCATCACCTACAACCAAATGGTGTGGTTTTTCAGTTGTTATTGTTGTTATACCAGTATTACTATCTCTATTAACACTCTTTAGAATACGAAGGTTTCTCTGAGCTATTACATCAGGAATATTATTTGTAAATTCAGTTGCACCAGCTACACCAACTGTATTAGATTCCTGTAAAGTATATCCAGGAATAGGTGGTCTTGCATCTAATGACTCTTTTGGAATTACATATCTAAGTCTATAAATTTTATCATTTAAAGGTCTAGTATCTTCTTTCCTCCTAATAAATGATTTACCTGTTCTTTGACCCAATAGACCAGAATTTGCAGCAACTGCAGTAAAGAGACTGTTTGTAGAAGTACAATTAATATACCAATTGGTTTTAGTTGCATCCCATTGAACTGGATGTGCTAAATCTCCTGGTGCTTTATCACTTACTCTAGAACTAATAGTAAGTATACCACCTTTATTATTATTAATTGTAATAAAGTTACCTGATCCACCCAAAAGTGCATCATTTTTACTTCTTGCAAGTTTAATCTGATTATTGTTTAATGATTCATTTGTAGAATCATTAGTAATTGCATAGTATATGGTATTTGGTGTCAATCCATCAGGAAGGAATCCATCATCAGAAACTACACGTATACTTTCACCAGCAAATAACTTGTGAGCATCTCTAAGTGTTAATACACTATTTGCAATACTATTAATTAAACCTGTACGATTTACCTCATATTCCTTACTAGAAATTTCTCCATCAGTTCCAGCAGGATTCTGCATCCTAATCTGAGAACTATATGTATTATTAGAAATAGAAATATTTAATAAATCATCAGTATTCGCACCTACTCTATATCCAGCTATAACATGAGTAGGAGGTGTAGAATCATCAGTAAATCCATCTAAGAAGATTTTTGATGGTGTAGAAGAACCAGCAGCAACTGTTTTCTCAACATTTATAGACTCCCACTCAACAGATATATTCTTCTTAAATTGACTCTCTGGTGGAATAACATGAGTAATATATCCCCTATTATCCTTATTAAATGCAGCTGGTTTAAATCCTTTTGCGTTTAATGCAACAGCACCGAAGTTAGAGTTGGAGTTAGTAATTGATAAATCACCACCCTCAGAACTTGTAAAGTGTTCGTTAAAACCAACAGCAAAAATAGATACAGCTTGAATATACCCATCATTAGATACTTTAATATGGGTGTTCTTATAAGAAGGTCTATAAACAGAACTACCATTTAGATATAATGGTTTCTCACTATCAGGTGCAGTAGCATTTGTATCATATGCACCAGAAGCCTTATTATAAATTAACAGTGCATTATTATCTTTCTGTAATGAAATACCAGTAAACTGAGAAACAAGCATAGACTTGAATCCAGAAGCTTTAGATCCATCAGCATGAAGACCACACATACCATAAGCAGATCTCATGGAACAGTGGAAGATATATGGTGAAGAACCTGTTACATTATCAGTATCTGCAACTACAACTTCATCTCCATCAAGTGTAGCCCAAGCATTTCCATCAGCAGGTACAGCAGATGCAAGATATTTAAATGATGTATTATTAACTACTTCAGATACAACAAAGTTACCATTATAGATGTCTGGATATGTATTAATACCAGCAATACGAATAGGACTATCTACAACAAGTCCATGATCAGTAGTTCCTGTAGTTACAAGTATACTCTGATCTGGTGTTCCTCCAGTACCAGCACGAATACTACTAATACCAACATCATTAGCCTTAACAGGGCCAACCATCTCATACTCAGGTAGAGTTGGTTGCATATCTGTGGTGGCTGGGAAGTCGCCAATAGCTCTACCAGAACTATCTCCAAAAGCCTTCTGTATTTTATGAAAATACATGGAAAGGTCAGTTGTTGGTGATGAAACACCAATACCAACACCATTCACACCATCTGCATATTCAAATACAGTTAACTTATGGTGAGAAAAATGAGGGGAATATCTATTTTCAGTATAATCTTTATATACAGAACCTTGAGGATTACCATCAAAGAATGAAACTGCCCAGAAGTGACATCCTCCAGTTAATCTGAATAATGCACCAGTTGTAACTGCAAGGTTTTCTGGATCTGGTACAAATTTTGGTCTTATTTTTGTCTTACGTACATCATAACCAGCAAGCGACACACCACGTGGAACAATTACACCACCCTCAACTGAATTATACTTAAATAATTCGTTGGAAGGATCATCAATATTATAATTACTAGTCTCTGATAACTGATCTAGGGTCTTAACATTACCCAATCTATCCGTATATACAGCATTATTATTATGCGAAGTTACTCCATATCCAGGCCTGTTATCAATTTCATGAATACCAGGATATAATAATACTGTTGTACGGTCAAATTTATCATTGTTTTGACCAACCTGATAGGAGAATCTAGAGGCTTCAAGTAAAGCTCTCTGAATTGTTTTAAAAGGTCTGGTTAGGGAATTACCCTGGTTCTCAATACTGTCAGTTGCATCCAAATCTGTTGGATTAACATATAAAATGTTACCGTCTACATTTTTTAGAAAATTTTCTAGTCTACTTAAGGGCATTGTCGCTTATCCCACTAGGTCAAGATTACATCTCCTAGTATTTAGACAACAAAAAACCCAAATATAAAGCGGGAGCTGAGATTTGAACTCAGGACAGAAGTTTGGAAAACTCGTATGTTACCACTACACTACTCCCGCATTTTTCGATACAACAGGATCCGCATATATGATCGCTATGTCAGAATCTATATCCACAACACAATTGACCATTTCTAATAGATCCATAAACTGTGATACCATATCACACTCAATCTCTTGTACTACCCCTTCATTACTGACAAGGTAAAATGATCTTCTACAAATGTCTATGATGACACTTGTTACATATTCATCATTGTCAAGAAACTTATCCATTAGAATTTGAATCCTTTTATAATATTACCACCCTATCTAGGTTTTGTCAACCCCTCTTCCATAATCGTAACCAGATATTGAGAATTGTTCTGAATTACCAGGATATTGTGCAGGAGTATCTCCCTCATATTCCACAATCAAAGGTTCTCCATCAATTCTTGAAGCATTAATCACGTAATAACAATCAACATTACTACCAGTACCAGATTTAACGATAACAGTTTTACCCCATTCTATCTTTTCCACAAATAAATCTTGATTTCCTGCTCCAATTGCAGTCAAACTAACAGTGATACTTTCAGTATCAACCAATCCCTTCCAATAGTCAGGCAATTCTATTTTATTTCCTTTGTTTAACCTTCCTCTAACATATACACCAGCTTCAGGGCCTTCTATACATACATGTCTTAATCTATGACCTTTTTTATTCGGGTGTTTAATATCAAATCCTTTCCATCCTTGTGTATTAATTGTACTACCAGACCATGAACAAGAAGATCCCGTACAATTAGTTAAATTACTATTCTTAAAATTACCACTAGTAACATTAACATCACCTACAAAAGTATTATCTGGTGCAGTATATTCATTTAATGTACCAGCCTTAATTGTATTTGTCTTTGCAGCATCAATCTCAACTCCTATATCATCAGAATC